CTGCTTACCAGCACGCTCAGATTGACCTCTAAGCGTGCTATTTTTGTCTTTAGATACCAAACCACTGAGAACAATGAATTACATTCAAATCCCTGATTATGTCTATGAGCGTACCATCAAAATACTTCAACAAGGAGTTGATGTGTGCTATAATGTAGATTACTCTTCAGATATTAGTGAGCAGTCGCCAAGTTATGCAACTGGATATAGTCGTGCCACGATGCAGCAGGTGATTGAAGATTTGAACTACTGGAAGTCTGCAACCAATTAAAGTTACTCACCTTGAAAGTGTCCTAGTAGTATGATGATGATTCCAATGAAACTCAATCCCCGCCCTCACCAAATTCGTGGCGATCTGGCAATGCAGAAACATAGTAAAGGTCAACTGATTTATCCTACGGGTGGCGGAAAAACCTTGAATATGATTATGGATTGTCTGCGTGAGTTGCAGTCTGAAACTCCTCAGACCATTGTAGTTGTTGCTCCCCGCATCTTGCTTGCTGAGCAACTCTCTAGCGAGTTTCTGGAGTTTATCACCAACGCTAAAGTTTTCCACGTTCACAGTGGCGAAACTCATCACGAATCTTCTACTCGCCCCCAAGAGATTCGCAACTGGGTTGATGCTAATGCTGACAATCATCGCCTGATTGTAACCACCTACAACTCCCTGTCACGTCTTCAAGTGGCAGAGATTGATGTGGATACCATCTACTTTGATGAGGCACATAACTCTGTTCAGCGTCACTTTTTCCCTGCAACTGAGCACTTTGCTGCTACTGCTCGCCGTTCCTATTTCTTCACTGCAACGCCAAAACATTCCCTCACTCCCTCTAAACCTGGGATGAATGATGCTGATGTTTATGGTCAGGTCATCTGCAAAGTTCCTGCTCCTGAGTTGGTTGAAGGTGGTTACATTGTGCCTCCTAAAGTTATCGTCAAGCAACTTGCTATGGTAACTGGCAAGCAGACCAACTTCGACCGTGACTCTGAGAATCTGCTGGAAACGATTGACGAGAACAAAGTCGGTAAGATTCTGATTTGTTCTAAGGCAACCAAGCAAATCGTATCGCTGGTGACTGAAACTGATTTTTGCTTCCAGTTAGAGTGCCGTGGTTACTCTTGGATGTATATCACTGCCAAGACTGGCGCTGTGATTGATGGTCAAAAGGTCAACCGTGAGGTATTCTTTGACACCCTATCTGCCTGGGGTAAGGATAACGATAAGAAATTCGTTGTTCTACACCACAGCATCCTCGCAGAAGGTATCAATGTGAGCGGTCTGGAAGCAGTTCTGTTCCTTCGCAATATGGACTTTATTGGCATCAGCCAAACCATCGGACGTTGCATCCGTCTGCATCACGATGATGCCAAAGGTATGCGTGAGGGGCGTATTGAACCTGGCAACCTGAGTCAGTATAGCAAATCGTTCGGTCTTGTGTGTATCCCTGTCTACAGCAAGGTTGGTATTGCTACTGCCCGTGCTGTTCAGTCTGTGGTTGATACCATCTTTGAGAAGGGCGAACCTGCTGTGTCGGTGGTTCGCAGGTGAGTCTCACTGAGAACCCAGTCGCAGTCAGGGGTCAAACCCTGATTTTTCTGCAATTCTACTGTAAGGGTGTCATAGGTCATCCGCTGCAACCAAATCACCGATTTTTTTGAAAGTGTAACTATGAAAGAAGGATTTACGATGTTCAAGGATACCTATGCTGCGGTTCCTTTTGGCAATCAACTGATGATCATTCACAATGGAGAGCAACTCAAAGTGTGTAGGACCGAAGCATCAGCGAGGAAGTTCATTGATGACCACAAAAAGGGTAAATCATTGGGCAAACTTCCCATCAATTAAAGTTACTCACCTCCAAAGCGTCCTAGTAATGTAATCAAAACTCTTATGACAACTTCCCGATTCAACGGTGGTATTCAAACAGGCACCGTAGCAACTGATGCCCGTGCCCGCAAACTTGATGAACAATGTAAGCATCTGAAGAAAGATGTGTACTCTGTATTGAAAAAGAAATATCCCAAACTTAAAATCCAAAACAAACTCACTCAGGATCAAATTCCTGGTGGTAAGGGTGGATGTGCTCCTGATGGTGGGGCATGGTTTTATGATGGGGTGCTGATTGCTGCATTTGAAGGTAAGAAACAGCAAGATAAAGGTAATGCTATTGAGCGATGGTTCAAGAACAACTTTATTGTCCGTAAGATCAATCCTGTGGTATCTTATGTCACCTTTTGCACTGGCGAAGGTGCATATGAAGATGGGCAGATTGGTAAGGCATTGAATGTCGCTCACCTGTTCGGATTCAATCAATACAATCCTGGTGAAAACAGTGCCTTCCTAACCACTGAATATGGATTCACGAAAGAGTTCATTACTGACACAATGATGGAAGTGATTGAAGAGCGTATCAACACTCTGTTCCCTGAGGGTTGATCATGCACCAAACTGTTCTCCGCATCAATAAGAAATCTTGGTCTGCTGGTGCAGACTATCATGTGGGAATGAAAGGACTTGATGTAACCTTCACCCACAAACCTGGATGGACAATCAAAACTGAAATGATTGTGGATGATAAAGGTCATCCAGGTCTGCGAGTTTGGCACGAGAGGGTGGACAACTGACTCAAATGTGTTATAATTAACCTAACGTTGACCCCGTTTAATGTCAACGCAAAAATAAACTTAACAGTATCAAATCGCAAAAAACTTATGTCTTACAACTCTTTGGAGGATAATCTTACTCCTCTGTCTGAACTTGCCAAGAGCGTTGGCATTAACCCAAACAAAAAGGACTTTGATCCTAACAACTACATTCCTGTAGATCTTATTCCGTTGAAGCAACTTTATGTTGACAAGAAGTTTCAACGCTTATTGAATAAGACGATGATACGAAAGGCAAAATACTTTGATCCTGTTTTGTGTCGCCCTCTGTTTGTTTATCGTCGTCCTGATGGTAAATACTCTGTTGTTGATGGGCAGCATACAGCAACGCTTGCATATCTCTACAATAACAATAGCGAAAATGTCCTGATTCCTTGCCAAGTCAAGTCACATTCCAACGCAAATAGTGTTGATGATTGTGTGGTTGAGGAGTCTAACATCTTCAAGAAACTGAATACCAATCGCACAAATGTTTCGCAGGTTGAGAAACTGAGAGCAGAGATTGCTGCTGGTGATGAAGAAGCACTTGCGATTGAGGAGAAACTGAAAGATCTTGGTGTTCATGTTGAGCAGATTGGTGATCCTGAGGGTCACGAAGTTTATGGTTATGCTAAACTGATGGAATCAGTTGCTAAGTATAAAACTGACTGCACTCGTTCTGCTATCCTTCATTATGAATCTTTGGTGGTGTCTGATGAATCGCCAAAATGGGATAAACCTATGCAAGGTGCAATGATTGGTGGACTCGCTGCAATTTTTCATCTGATTAAAACTGAACTTGGAGTAGGTGCAAAAGCAAACGGTTTGCTGGAGTATCTCAACAAGTTTATGTGTAAAACAACTCCTAAAGAGTTTATGGAAGGAACTGCTGGTAATGCTTCCTCTATTTTGATTGCAAGACGCATCGTAAACAAGTATAATGATGGTGTAGATTTTGGTGTGATTGATGCACCCAAGATCGGAGAAAAAGTCCTTGAAAATGCAGGACTCGGCGGATTGGATGTGATTTAACTTATGACTAAACCCTTATTTGTATGGTGTGGTGGAAAGACAAAGGTGCTCAAGCATTATGCACCTTTGATGCCCACTTCTTTCTCTACCTATTATGAACCATTCTTTGGTGGTGGTGCTATGTTCATTCACGCAATGAATGAGTATAAACCCCAGCAAGTGTTCATCAATGATATCAATGCAGACATTATTTCCATCTATCGTTGTATCAAGGAGAACTACGATGAGTTCATTCAACGCCTGAATGAGTTGGAGGATCAGTATATCCCACTGGACAAGGCAGATCGTAAGAAACTGTACTTTGATGTTCGTCATCAACACGCATACGATTATGAGAGTTGGTCTAAACCAGTGGAATCTGCTACATTATACTTCCTGATGAAAACAGGATTCAATGGTGTGTATCAACTCAATAAAAATACCAATGGAAGGTATGGAACTCCCAGTGGATTGTTGAATCAAAAGACAGAAGTTTATGATCGTTCTATAGTTGAATGGTGGCATAATGCACTGCAAATTGCAACCATCACATCAGGAGATTGGAAGGATTGTGTAACTGATGATCCTGATTCTTTCTTCTTCTTTGATCCACCATATCGTGACAGTTTTGCTGATTATGGCAATGGATTTGGTGATGATGCACTACTTGACCTGATTGATTTCTGTGATCGTCAGGATAAAGTATTCCTTGCCAATCGTGCTGATGATGAATGGTTTGATGGTAAATGTAAGACCTTGAAGACACATTACTTTGACATCACCTATACAGCAGGGAGACGTAAAAAGAATGCTGATGGTACATTTGAGGCAAAGAAAGCAAGAGAGATCCTGTTGTATAAGACAGACCGACATCTGCTGATGTAAAAAGTTACTCACCTCCAAAGTGTCCTAGTAGTGTGAGGCACCGCACTCACAGCAGTTTCTACCACAAACTATGACTTTTTACTGGAAGTTCACTGATACTCTTATCAAGAATGTTGCTACTATCAGTGCTGTTGTTGTTGGTGTGAGTTTATTTTTGATTCGTGCTTTCAACAATAACGATGGTGCAAATAAGGTTCGCAAGTTCATCAATCAAACTCTTTTTCTTGTGAATCGCTTTACTTCTGCCATGTATGAGTTGGTTAATGCAAATGCACTGCCCATTCAAGAGGTAAAAGTTACCAAAACCCGCAAGCGCACTGCCGCTTGATAAACTGTCACAGGAGCACTTGCATTTTAGCGTGTGCTCCTTTATTGTACTCTTGTTCCTAAAAACTCCAATGATCTTCCTTACTGTTGCCGACCACGGTTGTGTTTATACTCTGTCACAACAAGATGGAGATGAGTTGTACTATGCACCCATTATGCAAGATGGTAGTGTAAATCTAGAGGAGTTTGCACCTGTAGATCTTGATGCTGTAGATATGGATGAAATGGAGATCTTTGACATTCGTAATCGTTTACAGAAACTGTTGGAAGTTTGATCTGATTGAAATAGCTCACCCCCAAAGCGTCCCAGTAGTATGAGTAAGCAACCAATGCAAAACAAACACCTTGAGCACCCAGAAGATTCTATCCTGAATGGTGATCTTTCGGTACTTGATTGGTTCAGTGCTGATTCTACTATCAGTGTCAAGATGGACGGTGCTCCAGCATTAGTTTGGGGCACAAATCCTGAGAATGGTAAGTTTTTTGTCTGCACTAAAGCAGCATTTAACAAGCAAAAGATTCGCCTTTGCTATAATGAGGATGATGTATTTGAGCACTTTGGTCATCAACATCGTGTAGCACAAATCCTCATCTTCTGTTTGGATTTCCTGCCTCGCACTAAGAATGTGTATCAGGGAGATTGGATTGGAGCGGGTGGTTCTCAAGAGTATAAACCCAACACCATTACCTACAAGTTTCCTGAGATTGTGCGTCAGGAGATTATCGTTTGCCCTCATACTTACTACACTGGT